TCAATTCCAGAACCACCACCGATAAAGTTAAAACCTAATAAGTCACCAGATATTTTATTTTGAGCGCCACCAACTATAGTGTTAAAGTGACCGCTAATAGCATTTCCAGTTCCTCCAAGAACAGCAGATCCTGTAGCTGGAGATGCCCCGATAATTTCAGCAGATGCTCCAATAGCGACTCCTTGATTTGGAAATAAAGTGAAAGTATTTGTATTATCTACATTGATTTCGTTTATAAGAGAACCAAGTCCTACCGCGCTAGATCCAACTCCTACTGATATAGATTTGTTAGAATCACCATTGAAGATAATTTTCGATCCATTGAAATTAATATCAGTAGTTGTAGCATTACCTCTGTCTACAACATCTTGTAAAGTATCAGAGCCGCCACCACCTGCTTCATCACCAGAAAGAAGATACATCTTACTGTCTGGTCCTGTTAACCTTCCACCAATTCCCGTTCCTAAAGCATTTCCACTAATATTTAGATTACCACCATCTGTGTCATCTCCCCCTAATCCTCCTTCGATTGTAAAGTCTCCAACAAGAGTTTGATCTCCTTGGTTATAAAGATTTAAATCTGGACCTTCATTTTCTGGCTCAAGAGTATATGGCCCTATGGTAAATATTTCTTCATTAAAACCTATCTCGCTATCTACAGCTAATTTAAAAAACAATGGTGTTCCCTCTGGAATCCCATCGTTAGCTGTTAATCTAATTTTTTGTCCTGCTTGAGTAGAATTTAAAGGATAGTTTCCTACTAAAGTTCCCCTATTAGTTGCTAGTTCCTGACTAGTTCCAAAGAATATAACAACTTCTCCTAAACTAGTAAAATTTGGGTTCTCATTGAAGCTTAAATCAAACTCTATAAAACCCGTTACCCCCGAGCTGTTTATTGGTTGGTTGTTAAAATACTTAGCGGCATTGCTCGCTTCAGCATCGCTCATAGATCCAGTATTAGTTGGTGGACTATGATTTGTTGGGTTTTCGTTTAGATCTGTCTCGCCAGAAGCTCTTACAAATATCCTATCAAAGCTAGCTGTATTAGCATATAAATAAAACTCACTAGTATGAACTCCTCCATCTTGGTTTACAACCTCATTTTTTATGCCAAAGTTTCTTGTAAATGAGCCAAAGACATCTATGTTTTGCGACCTAGAAAAAGAAAAGGTAGAATCTCCTCCAATTCTATAATTTTCAAAAGCTAAACTACCATCTGTATTTAAAATACTTATTCTTTGGCCACTTATAAATGGGTCGGCAGCTATTTGGGAAGCTGAAGACAACAATTCTCCATTTCTGTTTAATATACTAAACTGTAAAGTTACGTCAGCGCTCTCTGTGTATACCCCACTTCCAGTTGAAATTTTTGATAGATCTGTAGAATCAGTATCAAAGGAAACTAGAAATTCATTAATATTTCTAGTAGTATAACTTCCTGTATAATATTCTGATGGTGTTGCAGTTGTTCCTATACCAATTCTTGTGGGTAATGAATTAGTTGCTCCAATATATGCTGCATAAAAAGCACCTGAATACTCTGTTCCTTTTAAAACATTGTAAGGAACGGTTGTTCCCACGCCCATGTAACCTTCAGCTTCTGCCCTTAAATCTCCATTTGGAGTTATTGTTCCACCAATTACAGTTGCTCCACCCGTGTAAATATCTGCAAATGATGCGCCAACGCCCAACCTTAGGGGCATTTCAGCTGCATTTTCTCCAATGGCGCTTATAAACTCAACAGTTTGCCATCCCGAAGCGGTAGCAGCTGCGTTTAAATAGCCTCCTGCTCCAGTAGCTCCAGTAGCATTTTTTCTAGCTTCTTTAGCGTAGACAAATGCTGCACCAGTCTTTGGTATTTTTAATACTGTATATCCTATTTCGTTCATTATAGTATCGCGATTCTATCTAAAAATGATTTAGAAAATGTTAAAGTTTCTTCATAAAGAACAAATATACCCGATGACGCATAATCAGAATCAAAGAAAGCATTACCTGCACTACCAGCCTTATTCCCTAACGCATTTACATTAAAGTTATACACTCCGACTTGGCTAAGACCTGTAAACTCTCCTCCTGTTGTCGTTACAAATTGACTTAAAGATCTTCCGTTTGGTAAATCTAAAACCATGTTATAACCTGTGCTATTATTTACTCCAGTCCACATGCCTGTTACAGTAAACGTAGAGGTTCTTGGGCTTGGTCTACCCGTAGTCACGGAATCAATTCCTGGAGCGTCTAAAGTTTTATATGTAACACCATTAATTGTTTGTGCCACTTGGTAGCTAAATGTATTAGCTTTATCTTCTATAGATATATTTTTTTCAATTAAATTAAATTTACCAGTGTCATATTTGGTGGCTGTTACTAAATATTCATTCGCGGCCTGTTCCTGCATAGAAATAACCTTATATATGAAAGGACTTGCATTTTTTATCTCAAATTTTGCAGGGCTACCCAATTTTATAAATGGTAATATTTCTGGTTTATCAAATCCAGATACTATAGATCCATAATCTTGATCAACTATAGAACCTGTTACGCTTAAAATTGATATTTGGTCTGGATTAGCAACAGATATTTCAGATTCTATTATACCTCTTGTATATGTATCAAAATTAGTAATACCACTAAAGTTTACAGGTGATGTTCTAGTCCTAGCTGGCATATTAAATGTAGATATTTTACCAGTATTAAAATCAGCTAATGTTTGAGTTCCTGTTAATTCAGATATTAAATCCCCAGATCTTAAATCTATAGCACTAGCGTTCCCTTCTCCTGTGCCAGAAGCAAAAACCCATCCCGTTACGCCTGTTTCAAAGTAAACTACTCTACCGCTCTCTGGTAAACCTGTGTAGGCGGCATATTGTTCGAACCTGATGTCGTTTACTCCTGTGGCTTCAGCGTATCCTTGCGTGTAACCTGAAAAACCGTAGTCCCCCGTGTATTTAAACCAGCTATCCGTTACTAAACCAGTCACCGTAAAACCATAATACCTTTGTCTAATAGAATTGGCCGAGATTGTTAAGTCTTCAAGCGTGTCAGATCCTGTTGGGTTGTAAACGCTTAACACACCATTCATATTTACGTTGTCAAATTGATTTGTTAAGCGAATAGTTTCCTTATCAAGATCAACAGCTAACACTTTACCGAAGTTTGCCTTATTAGTTTTTAATTCATCTTCTATTATTACTAAATCTCCAGGCTTACACAACAAGCTTTCTAAACCCGCTGTGAATGCAACTTGTTGATTCTCTTTTATTTTGGAAAATATTTGATGTTGCGCTGTTCTCCGAGCCATAGCTCTGGAGGTTATGCCAATACCCTCTATTTTTTTCTTAAAGATACCTCTTTCTTTTATATCTTCCTCATCCTCTACAACTTCAATTTTTGGAGAGAAGTTATCAAACCTATCCCTGAATCCTACTTCAATGCAGTTGAATTGCTCATCTCTTCTATTGTTTGAATAAAAGAAAAGCCCATCTTTAACGCTTTCGTTAGTAAATAAATTTACTGTCGATCTTGGCCTATCATCTACGAAGTTTATCTCTGAATTACTAAAAAATGTTCTACCTTTAAACAAAGATGCGATTGTATTGATGGCATCAAAAATCTTTTGTCCTTGGTCGAAAACTATATTGCAGGAAAATCTAGGTTCCTTACCACCCCTACCATCTGTTACACCTTCAAAAAAACCATCCTCATCAACAGCGTCACAGAACCTACCTATTTTATATAACTGCCATTTGTTTATAGTTTCAATATCTATATGATCACCCATTCCATATCTGGAGTTAGTAAGTAAATCATACAAAATCCAAGCGGGATTATCTGTCCACCTTAATTCTTCGTGGAAAGAGCCATCCCAATCTCCTTTATACACCAATTTATCAGCTTTAGCAGTATTATCAAAAAGCTCTTGATTAGCGTAGTATCTTTTATCTACGCCGTTTTTTGTAGGAAAATAATTACTGGGTAGTTTTACTTTTTTTAATTTACAATCAAAACTTCTTCTTGGGATAGCAGTAAAGGCTCTTGAATCTAGTTTCGTTCCTACTATAGCAGAAAATGGATACGGAAGATCTACACCTATTATTTCTGTTACCTTTCTTACATTAACAACCTTAGATATTAAAACAGAATTAGACTCAAAAGACAACTTGGTTATCTTTACATATCTTTTTTGAGTGCTGTCTTCTTCAATCGTACCAGCCTCTATGCCTGTTTCTCCATCTTCGCTTAATACTTGCTGTTTTTGTGTTACTGTTTCTGGTAACTGGAAGGGTTGAGATAAATAATCTAAATTATCATCTGACCCATTAAGCTCTACTACAAATTCTCTACCACTAGTAGATTGATAATCAGGATTACCTATATCTATAAGAGTATTACCTTCAATTAAAGCTACTATTCTATAAGTATATGTTCTAAAAGGAATTTGACCTTCAGATCCATCGCTTTTTGTTCCTATTTTGCCAGTCTCTACTTGTAGGTTTAATACTGTAGGGAAAGTAGTTCCTATACTAAGGTCTTTGTTATCCTTACCTCTACCTGTTCTGACATCATTAACATCTTTAATTAAAGTATCTTTTAACTCTATAACATCTATAGTTATAAATACCTCATCTACATTTGGATTATATATAGTATGAACAATAGGTATGGCTCTCTCATCAAAGCTCGCTAATGAGTTTTCTCCCCACTCTCCGTAGTTTCTGGACACGTTTCTAGCATCTTTTCTTTGATCATCACTTCCTTCATTTAATGGTAGCCCTGCCTCTAATTCTGTATTATAATTACTCGCATTTTTGTCTACAACAGATGACCTTGTTAACATAAGGTTATTAGGCATTATCCTTTGCGGAGAGTTACTTTGATCTGCTATCGTATTAGGATCTCCTTGTGATTTAGCAGTTCCAAAAGGCCCGAATAATTCTCTGTCATAAATATGATCTATGAATACTTTGTTAAAAAAATTAAATGGTTGCTGTCCTTCGGTTCCTTTTTTTATCTCTGCTAAAACATTGCTATAGTTATATTTTAAATCATTTATTTCGAAATCATTAGTGGCGGCATCTATTCTCATAGAATCTCTTATTTCTAGAGTCTTAGCGTATTTAAAAGAACTTAAGTCACTTAAAGCGCTTACAACCTCTCTAGGAACTTGATATGAGTGAGCATAACCATAAGGATAATCATTTCCGAAATCTGTTCTAGATGTCACTGCCACAGTGTTTTCTTGTATAGGGAATTCTATTATAAGAAAGCCATGCATAACTCCTGTTAAAGTTCCGCTTGCATCAATTTCTGGGCAAGTTACGTCCGTAACTCTCATTCCAGCATTCTCCATTACGGCCAGTAAATTAAATTTGTTTTCTGTGCCGAAGGGAAATGTTGTCATGTTGAACCTTTCATTCCCGTCTACAATAGACTTGTCTAAATTAGTGTTAGAGTCTTCTATCTTAACTATGATAACCCCTCCATATTCTGTCGGGTCCAAATACCTATCAATCAGCCTTGAAGGGTTGTTGTTTCCTATACTAAAATCTATACGCTTTAAAGCGTCTAGAGCTAAATGGCTCTGGTTTATATTTCCACCTAACTGATTATTGGTAGTATATAAATCATAAATAGCATCTATTTCTGGTTGAACTATTTCTTTAATTTTTTGTTCATTTAAATCAAAGACCCTTCCTTGCGCTCTGACCCATTCATCTTCATCTGGATCTCTACCCTCATATGCGTATCTTAAATCGGGTTGGAAAGAGAAGAAAAATTTAGAGGAATCTAAATTTGTATCTGCCCACAAAAGACTGTTTAATGTGCCTTTAGGTCTACTATCATCTCTAAAAGCTGCGTTAGTATCATTGTAACCAGTTTGCTTTTCACCATTTAAATACCATTCAAAAGTTTGCGCTCCAGCAGTGCCTCTATATTTTACAAAACCCCTTATATAAGCAGCGTAATCAAATATGGTAGATGGCAATAACGGTTCTAGGGCTTCTGCTGCGATACCTCTTCCGTCATCGAATTCACCTCTTGCATATACATTGTCAGTTAATGCATCCCTAATAAATACCATAGTTACATCGCTAGCAGATGAAGCTTCTTCATTGTCAACACCACCAGCAGTGCTAGAATTTAAAGAAGTTATTCTTCCATCAGAGCTTCTTCGATCAGCCTCCTCCAGTTCTTGAAAAAACTCGCTGCAAAAAGCGACACCTTTTGTGCTATCCAACTCCATATTAAGAGTTTCAATAGTTTCTATTTCTAAAGGTGTTAAAGTATTTAATGTTCTTGGAGAATTTGTAGTTACAGCTACTGCGGTATCATCTAAGTAAATACCTTGCAGCATATTTAAACCATCCACGGTTTCTCCATTAGCATTTACTAAACCCTCAATTGGGCCATCACTAATCAAATCTAATGTTTCTGCGTAACTGTAAGAAGCACCATATTGTAACTCTCCCATAACAGGAGGTTTATAAATAGGAGGTTTTGGCTTTCTACCTCGACCACCACCAGCGATACTAATCTTTTTTAGAAGATGCTTCATTATGTTGGATTAACTCTATTCCCTACAAAATAAGGATTAGCCACGCTCCCTCCTAAAGCTTTTTCTGGAGTTTGATGTTGAGGGAATGATTTGATTGTGGCCTGTATAACCTGTGATCCCACCTTTAATCTTCCATAACCAATAGGGACAGCTGCTCCCTGACTAGCTACGTTTACCGTGTTACTGAATATCAATGAAGATTTAGAAGCATCAGCCTCTATCTCTAAGGCTTCTACTTCTGGTTTTGGTGTCAAAGCATATGAGATAACTGCGAAAAATAATGCGCTAGCTATATTTGCTAACAAAGCGCTACCACCGACTAATGGTAAAAAAAATGCTGGTCCTGACCCAGCTATGGCTGGGACTAAATCTATTGTGTTTGGGTTTTTTACGCCAGAGATATGCTCTTCTTGAGTGACTCTTTTTTTATTAATAATAATGTCATAACAAAATCCTTGTTTTTGTAGCTCTATCAATCTCTTTATAAATCCAGCTCTATTACAATCTATAGCCTCTAATACATTTTTAGGGTTTGGTAAGCTAAATTTAAAAGAGCTTCCATATTCCCTTGCTAAAATTCCATGTATTTTTACTATAGTCATTTTACAGCCTTAATCCTTTCTAGTATATTTACATCAGCTTCTATGGTTTTGGGCGTATAAATATTTATTTTTTTTGTATTCAAACTATAAATCAGGAAAGGCTGGCAACAATTGTCAGCCATTTTAACATCAAACTCCGATTCAGTTTCATCTCCTATTATATGGCTGTGAAAAACTGCTACCATATCGTAAGATTCTTTAAAAAGAAGATAACTTAGAGGGTTTATTAAAAAATATGATTTTGGGTCGTCAGAAGCGTTATCTTCTATTTGTATAATAAATTCTTTGTTTTTATGATCAAAGCCAAGAAATCCACATATTTCTTTAGTAAAGTGTTTGTGTGCCACTTCTTTTATCTTATGGAGAGCTGAAACTTCCCCTTTACACTTGTACGTTTCTGCCATAACTAAATCCATCAGTTCCTGGGAATCCTCCAAATCTAGGATGCTCTGGAGTTGGGTTGGGTAGAAGGGTCTGGGGTGCTTCGGTGTAAGATTCTTTTATAGCTTTGAAGTTTCCACTACCAGTTAAGTGAAAAGGTCCAACAGTATGTATATCCAGCATCCCTGTCACATCATCAGCAGGATCACCAATGTAGCCCGTGGTTGCATCCCACCAAGCTACTAAATTGTCTCCCGTTACTCCACTAAATGTTCCTGTGCATTCATAGTAATCACGGGGTGCGAAATCAAAAGAGTTTGTGACTCCGTTCGGGGTTCTTATTGTTTTATATAAAAACCTTATTTCTTCATCGTTTAAAGCTCTACTCCAAGTAGCCCAAGGACCGATACACCCATTCATTGAAGTTGTATGAGCAGCATTAGGGTTTTCAAAACCTCTTGTTCCTATATAATACTCTACAGCTCCTAACATAAATGTCTTAGGAAGCGCTTTCCCACCATAATCTGTGTTAGTAATAAATTCTCTATCAGCTAGACTGGCGAAATTACCTAAATTTCTACTTAACTGGTTTGCGTCTCTCCGCGCCTTACCATCTCTTGTGTCTGATTTGCTAACGCCATTAACGTAAATTTTAATAATTGTGTCTTGATCTCTATCTTGACCATTAATAAAATTGGCGGTTCCTGTGCTATTAGTAATAATGTATTGAACCCACTCTCTTGAATCCCCTGCGTCTTGTTTTTCGTGCAGGTTTACTTTTCTATAAGAATTAGCCCCTTGAGGGTTATTAGTTAATTGATCTCCGACATATCTAGCTACAACATTATTAGTATTACTACCTCTTGTATTTTGACCGTTTGATCTTGTATCAGAGTTAATATTAAAAAATCTTGTATCAGGCCAATCACCATCATCTTTAGCAGAGGTACTAAAAACTCCAGCCCCTACAGGACTATTAGCGTTTATATTTGCCCAACCCATGATGCTCCACGCCCCAGTAAAATGACCAGTAAGCCCCTCAACTGTTGAGTGAAATAATCCTGTGTGCGCTGGAATAGCTGG